GTTAAATCACCCCCGGACGATGGCGTCTTCTGTGCTCGGCAGCTCTCGACGTGAGGGCGGTATAGCCGCCGCTCTCTGTGGTCTCACCTATATGGTGGAGCCACAATCGTCGGAAGTGCAAGCAAAGGTTCGCAGCGAGGTGGAGGCAGTCGGCGCCCCATTCCCTTCGGAATGTGACGTCGATGCCTCTCTCCGGACGACCAGCATTCGTGACTGGGCACTCTCTGAGCTTTCGCAGCTCATGGAGCCACCCAGGAACAAAGTGCTGGCCCTCCCGGAGAGAGGCTACAAGTGTCGCATTGCGACGATCCCTGGTTTACCAGCGACCGTGGCTGCGTCACTCGTCCGCCCCTACCTCCTCGCCGGTCTCCGACACACGCCTGCTTGCGCAGACGTGTTGGCCGGAGACGACGAGGCAGCTGCGAAGAGGGTGGGTTCGAGCCGCCGACCGGTCGACGGAGACGTTATCGTCTCCTCCGACCTGACGGCGGCTTCGGACACACTCTCCGCTGGGCTGTTGCAAGCTCTCACCGACGGGTTGGGGGACTCGGGTGTCCTACCGTACTGGGTTATCCAGGTCTTGGAGCTCCTTTCGGGGCCGCAGATCTTGGAATACCCAGACGGGACGACTCTCGAGTCTAAGAGAGGAGTGCTAATGGGGCTGGGCCATACCTGGTCCATGCTCTCACTAGCACACCTCTTCTGGCTTGACTGGGCCCACCGTTCGGTTGCCCCCTCCACGGCAATTGTCGTCTCTAAGACGGCAGCTGTTTGTGGTGACGACTTAGTCGTCCGGGCACCTTGGCGGTGGGTCCACTCTTACGAGTCTGTCGCTCGTTCTTCGGGCGCCCAGTTCTCTCCGGGAAAGCACTACATCGCAAAGCGACGTTATGTCTTCCTCGAGCAGATCTGGAGCCTGAAGTCTGAGAGACAGCAAGTCAAGCCAGAACCCCAACCGAGGCGGAAGCGCGCCTACGCTGTGGACTTCCCACCGCTCGGCTCTGGACCTGTGAAGGTCCGGAAGACGAGGATCCGGGAAGTCCCAACGAAGGCTGTCCGCTCTCCGGCCATCCCACTTGCGGGCCTCATTTCTGGTGAGGTCGGCAAGCTGTCGGCCCCACTTGGGAACAAAGTTCCTATGTGGGTCCGTCTGGGGATGGCAGTTGAGCAGGCTTCCGCCACACACCAAGCGGCGGTGCGCGTACGGCGGGTCCAACGGACTCTGTACCCCGGGTTTCCCCGGTGGTGCAGAACCCAAGGGCTCCAGCCGTACTTGCCCCGCGCGCTTGGTGGTGTCGGTCTCCTTCATCCTCGAACTGTCAGGTGCATAGGGTCAGTACCTTCCCCAGTGGGGAAGATGTTGACTGTCCTGTGTTACGGGAGGGACCCGAAGACATCCGCGAGGATGTCTCGGATCTACCTCCCAGTACACAGAGACGCCACCAACTACTCGGAAGGCCGGGAACACACTGTGATCCGGTTCGACCGTGTAGGTGCTGTCCTATGCAGGGAGGGAAGGGTACCATTCAACGGCCAAGCCTTGCGGCTCGGAACGTTGACGGAAGCTCCCGAGGAGGCGGCTTTGGCCATCTCCCGAGAACTTTCAATGGTTCTCTTCCCTCCACCACCGTCAAGGAAGCCAGCTTCTAAGCTGTCTCCCTTATCGGTGGCCCGACAGTTCGCTTCTGCCGTGCGGAAGGCCATCAAAAGATGGCCCTCCGCACGTCCCTGCAGTGCCAAGGCCCCCCGGAACCAGCTGGTCAAGCTCGCAAAAGCGAACGAGACTGGCTGGATCTGGTGGGCTCCTACCCGTCGAGTCCCTGAAGAGGGATTCGGTGGATGGGGCTTGGCACCGGCGGC